CCCTCCAACAGTCCGCGCTCCTCTCCTCGGCCAAGACAAGACTGACCGGCAACGGAACGCTCAAAACCTTCACCGTCTCGGGACTCAAGTCGAGCGACCCGAACCATGTCATCGTCTCGATCAACGGTGTCGTGCAGGAACCCACCACCGACTACCTCGTCAATCAAGGCGCAGGCACGATCACTTTCACCACCGCGATCCCGAACAATGCGAAAATCGTTGTCGTCGCCCTCGGCCTCTACTCCCCCACCACCCAGCGCGACCCGGATAATTTCATCCACTCCTTTGCGCTGAACACCGCAGGCACCTTTTCCTACTACGGCTTGCTTCTGAATTCCGACATCCCCGCCACCGGCTCTCCTGCTGCCGTGGCCAAGTGGACCATCACTCGTTCCGCCCTCTCCGCCAACGGAACCGTCACTGCCACCGCCCAAGCGACCAATGTCGCGTGGACCAACCGGGAGACCTCCACCTACGCATGACGACGATTACCGAATCAAATATCACCCAGCAACTGGATTTGAGCCAGTTCCAGATCGTTTTCCCAGAGGAAATCCAATCGGTCGTCGAATATCCGCAGGCCGCAAATTTTCCGGAAATCGGAAAAGCCCAGCGCCTCTACATCTCGCTGGATTCCGGCCTGCCCTACCGCTGGAACGGCACCGCCTACACTCCCGCCGCCGATCTCCCCGCGACTTTTTCCGAAACGCCGCCCGCGCACCCTTACACCGGGCAGCGTTGGACACACACTTTTGACCTCACCACCTACGAATGGTTCGGAGGAAGTTGGGTCGAAAAACCAACCAACAACTAGAAAACACTACTACCATGGCAGCTATCTCATTCCCATCCAGCCCCGCGCTGAATGACATCCACACCGTCGGTTCCCGTTCGTGGAAATACAACGGCACCGCTTGGAAACTCGTCCCTCGCACAACCGATGCGGTTGTCGAAGGTTCCACCAACCTCTACTACACCAACGCTCGCGTGGCCTCGGCCCCAGCCGTGTCCGCCCTCGAATCCCGCGCCGGTTCCATCGAGTCAGCCGCGACGAGCTTGACGACCCGTGTCGGCACCGCCGAAGGCAATATCAGCACGCTCACCAGTGGTCTCGCCACCGAGAAAGGCCGCGTGGACGCCGTCCTCTCCGCCGCCGGGGCGGATAGCGATTCCTTCGCGGAAATTGTGACCTTGATCAATTCGGTCGACACCACAAATGATTCAGCGTTTGCAGGTTATGTCACATCTAACAACTCCGCAGTTAGCACCCTTCAAGGCCGCGCCACCAGCCTCGAAAGCCGCGCCACCGCCGCCGAGGGAGACATCGATGCTCTGGAGTCCCGCGCCACCACGATTGAGGGCGCAGCGACCACGCTCTCGGGCCGTGTCACTACTGCCGAGGGTTCATTGAGCAGCCACACCGCCGCGACAAACAACCCGCACTCTGTCACCAAATCCCAAGTGGGTTTGGGCAATGTGGACAACACAAGTGATGCGAACAAACCCGTCTCCACCGCTGGCCAAACCGCCCTTGACGGCAAGCAGATCAAGGATGTCGTCAGCACGAACGCGCCTTCGCACACCGAAGGTCTGCGTTGGATCGACCCTACCGATATGACCGAGTATCTCAGCTACGGCGGAGCCTGGGTCGAAATCGACAAGCAGTAAAAAACCATGTCCGCCCTCGCGTTTCCATCTACCCCGTCAGTCAACGACACCTTCACTTCCGGCAATCGGAAGTGGAAGTGGACGGGAGCGCGTTGGCAGGTCATGCCCGTCACCATCCCGGCCTCTCGCCTCTCTGGCGAGGGGGCGGAGATGGGCGACATCCTCGTCTTCGACGGCGAGGCGTGGTCACCCGTTCCTCTCACCGAGGGCGGTTCCACCATCGCCCGCGCCGCTTGGGACTCCCCCTATCATTATTACGGCACCGCCCCCACCGGCACCGCCGAATCCTCCTCCGGTTGGACAATCACCCGCATCACCACCGATGCCGATGGGGCGGTCACGGCCACCCAATCCGCCACCGGCGCGTGGTCGTCCAGAACCTCACTTTCTTACAGCTAAAACCTCAAAAAAACCCACCACCATGACAGCATCCGCACCAATCGAAATTAACGGAAAATCCTACGACAAATTCTCACTCAATTTGGCCATCACGGGCCGGTATTTGAGCGATGGTTCTTCTGACGCGCAGGTCGCCATGCGCCTCGTCCCAACCCGCATTGAGTCCGGCGAAGTCATCACCGCAGACGAAGCCGCCATCGGCATTGCGCTCGGATCGCTGGCAGGCAGCGACGAGGCCACACAGCAAGCGGTTGGCGCGATCCAATCCGCCCTCCAAGCCTACCTCATCGCAAAAGGACTCTAAGCCATGGCACTCATTACCTCTGCCGCAAGCGGCAACTTTAATGCGGGCGCGACATGGGTTGGTGGCGTTGTGCCTACGATTGGCGACGAAGCCCGCGCATCGACAGGCCACACCATTACGATCAATGCAAATGTCACTTGCGATGAGATTTCCAACGCAGGGACAGGAACATTTATTTTAAGCGGTGGAGTCACTTTAACAGCTAATGTGACGCACAAATCCACGACCTTAGCGGTAACTCTTCTAACTTTTTCTTCGGCATCTCCGGCCAGCGCAAACATCGTGGGCAACATTAGCGGGGGACCAACAAACGATGCAGTTGCGGTTGCAAATACATCCTCTGGCTTATTGACGGTAACCACAGCAGGTAATGTTACAGCAAATGCGGCGAGAGCTTATGGGGTAAATAACACAGGTGTCGGCACGGTCAATATAACGGCCAATACTATATCGGGCGGGCCGGGAACTGTTGCCCCCTACGGAGTCAATAATAACTCAACAGGCACTATTATTGTGACTGGCAATGTAACTGCCGGTTCTTCAGCGACCGGATCCGGAATTAGAAATGCCGCAGGCGGCACATTAAATATTACCGGTTCAGTTTTGGCGGTAAACGCCCCTGGCATTTCCAATGCCACGACAGGAGCAGTTACCATTAGCGGGTCGATCACCGCCTCAAACTCGCACCATGGACTAGAATGCACTAATACAACTGGTGCAAATATAACTCTAAGCGGGTCGTTGATTTCTGCACCCAATGGACTGGCTGCAACAAACTGCGCCAAATTTTTAATGAACCCAACGCCGTCTACTGCGTTTGTGCGTTTTGCAAAAAACGGCACAACAACTTATTCGGATTTTTACACCGCCGACAACTCGCTCGGCCAAGCCGCCCCCGCAGATGTCCGCACCGGAACCGTCTATGCCAATGGCAACCTCACCGGCACATGTGCGGTCCCAGCCGCAGGATCGGTGGCGCTGGGAGTCCCCGTCGATGCGACCACAGGCACGGCAGTCCTCACGCCTGCCGATGTTCAATCCGCGCTCACCGCGCAGGGCCTCACCACCGCCCGCGCTGGCGCTCTGGACAACCTCGATGCAACTGTTTCAAGCAGGCTCGCCCCCAACGGCACGCTTGCCACGGTCACAACTCTCACCAACGCGCCCGATGTGCCCACCGAGGGTGAAATCGCCAGCGCCGTCTGGTCTGCTGCCTCCCGCGAAATCACTGGAGGCACCGTCACCACGCTCACCAACGCACCAGCATCTGTCACGCCGAGCGACATCTGGAGCCACGCCACCCGCACCATCACCGGCGGGCTTGTCGATACCGCAACAACTTTGACCAACGCGCCCACCGTCCCCACCGCCAGCCAGATCGCCTCACAGGTGAGAACCGAGCTTTCGAGCGAACTCGCCAAAGTCTCGGCCCTCAACACGACTCGACTCGGCCAATGCACGACCACGGAAATCCTCGGAAATCTTCTTGCTCAAGCCAATAGCTAATGAACGGCGACCAACTCAAATCCGCAGCCACCGGCCTCGTCGGCAGCGCCACCTCCATCGGTGCGGCGGTGTATTCCATGCTCCCGCATCTGGAAGCGTGGATGCGCCTCGCGTCCGTGGCGGTCGGCCTCGCGGTGGGCATCGTCACCCTCGTCAAAATCCTCCGCGATCTGAAAAAGTAGATGCCGAAGTTCGATTTCTATCCCTCGTTCAATGCCGGTGAAGTCTCGCCCTTCATCGACGCCCGGACGAGTCTGGAGAAATACCGCAGCGCCTGCCGCACTTTAGAGAACTTCCAAATCCTGCCCTACGGCGGCGTGATCCGCCGCCCCGGAACGCAATTCCTCGGCACGACCAAATATGTCACGCTTGGCGAAGTTCGCTTGATCGGGTTCAACTTCTCAACCACGACCCGCTTCATCATCGAGATGGGCGTGGGCTACATGAGATTCTGGAACCCCGCCACGGGAGCCTTGCAGACCAACACCTCGGGCGGGACTTTGGAAATCTCGCACCCGTATGTGGGAGCCGACCTGCGCGAAATTCAATATGTCCAGATCAACGACATCATGTATTTCGCCCATGCGAACTACCCTCCCTACAAACTCTCGCGCCTCGCCGACAACAACTGGACTTTTGAACCGGTCGATTGGGACTACCCACCGCAGTTAGAACGCAACGACACCACCACCACGATTTCCGCCAACGGAGAGCAGGGGACCGTGACCCTCACCGCCAGCGCTGCGATTTTCAAACCCGGCCATGTCAATACCCGCTGGGATTTGAAATGGAAACGCCTTGGAGCTTCGTTTGATTTTGCCATCGGAGGCCGGTGGGCTTCGGCCAGCATGGATGTCATTGGCGCTTGGGATTTCTCCACTTTTGGCACATGGAATGCCGTTGTCCGCATCATGCGGACCCCAAACGAAATTTGGAAAAACGGTCCGATTCAATGTTCTGTCACCCGAGTCGGAACCGTCTGCACGGTTTCCCACACCGCCCATGGATACTCAACGGGTGATTTTGTTCATTTCGTCAGCGGACCCGCCCCATTTTTCTCGGCAATCCCCTACACCATCACGGTCGTCAACGACAATTCCTACACGGTGACCGTGGCAAATTCCGGGGCCACCTCCGGCACCGTGGTCGTTGAAAACATTTCCCAAATGGAAGTCGTGCGGGAATACGACTCCAACGGCGACCGAAACATCATCACAAGCGGAAACGAATCCGCTCGCTGCGGATTGAAAATCTGGATTTCCAGCTATACCAGCGCGACCAATGCCCGCGCCTTGCTTACCAATAGCACTTACGAAGTGGGTGGCCTCGTCAAAATCAACTCTGTGGCAACCGATGGACTCACAGCTTCGGCTACTGCGTTGGAGTGGCTCGGGGCGGAATCGCGCAGCAATAAAAAAACCACCTATTGGACCGAGCCTGCCTTTTCTGGAGAATCGGGCCACCCCCGCTCGGTCGCCATGCATGAGCAGCGCCTTTGCTTTGGCGGCACATCCTCCCAGCCAAACACCGTCTGGTGCAGCGCGATTGATGATTTTGAGAATTTCCAGACCGGCGTCACCGCCAGCGATGCCGTGCAGTTCACGCTCGCGGCCTCGGAGGGCAACCGCATCAATTGGATGTATAGCCAAAGCCAACTCCTCATCGGCACATCCGGCGACGAGTGGACGATTGGCAGCGCCGATTCCACGCAGGCGCTCTCGGCAACGAATGTGCAGGCGAACCGGCAATCCTCCTACGGGTCAAAATATATGAAGGCCGCGCTGGTGAATGATGTCCTCCTCTTCGTCCAGCGCAACGGACGCAAGGTTCGCGAGTTGGTCTACGAACTCAACAAGGACGGTTGGGTCGCGCCGGACCTCACCTTACTCGCGGAACACATCACCAATGGCGAGATCGTGGACATCGCCTACCAGCAACAACCCGATGCGGTCCTCTGGTGCGTTCGCGGAGACGGCACCCTCATCGCCATGACCTACGAGCGCGATCAGAAAGTCGTCGGCTGGCACCGCCACACGCTCGGCGATGCCGATGTGGAATCGGTCGCTACCATCTACGGGAACGGCACCGAGGATGAAGTCTGGATGGTCGTGAAACGCTATGTCGGCATCGTCGCCGGTCAAAGAGTCCAGTTCACGAATCTCCCTGCCGGATCGAACATTTCGGCCACGGAGACCTATGTCGTTCTGGCCAATCCCGGGTCGAACACCTTCACCATCGGCAGCTTGAGCGGCGAGTCGCTAGGCATCGCGAATTCCTCGATCACCCCAAACACCACGCAAGTCGTCGTGGTGAATGGCAGTTTCTCCGCGCCGGTCTCATCCTTGAGCGGTGGAACCTTCACCTACACAGGAAATGCCGCCGCCACGGTTCGCACGGTGGAGCGATTCCCTCTGCTCTGGCGCAAACACATCGATGACCAGACTGCCAACTCATGGCGCTACCTCGACGGCCATGTCGCCTTCGCCACCGGCGAAGCCAACCGCACGATCTCCGGCCTCGCGCATCTCAATGGGAAAACCGTCACCGTCATGCAAGACGGCCAAGCCCCCGTGACCCGCACGGTCGCCAGCGGAGCGATCACCGTTCCCCAAGCCGCCGCAGGCTATGTCGGCCTGCCCTACACCTCCACGCTCCGCCCCATGAAGCTCGATGCCGACTTCGAGGACGGCACCGCGCAGTCGCGCAAGAAGCGCATCCATCAAGTCGTCGTCCGCACTCTGAAGAGTCGCGGCGGCGAAGTTCGCACAAATAATGGAACATGGTATGCTCTCGCCCCGACGACCACCACGGGCGACCAAAAGATCATCCTCGGCGGAGCGTTCGGCATCGATGCCGATGTCGATGTCCGGCAAACCGAACCCTATCCCATGTGCATCATCTCGATCCTTCCCAAGTGGGACGCCTACGGCAATGAGTGAGATCACCATCCGCCACTACGAACCGACCGACTACGAGATGCTCTCGGAGTGGTGGCATGCCCACGGCAAGCACCGCCGCCCGGAGCCGATGCTCCCGAAATGCGGAGTCGTCTGCGAGATCGACGGCAAGCCGGTCTCCGCCCTCTTCCTCCACATGGACAATTCCTGTGGGATGTGCATGGCCGAACATGCCGTCAGCGCCCCCGGCCTTACTTTGAAAACCGCGATGCTCGCCTTCCGGCATTGTGTGGCCTGCCTTCGCAAAATGGCCCGCGAACTCGGCTACCACACCATGGCTGTCTTCACCTACCCTGGCATCGCTCGTCGTTTGGAATCTCAAGGATTCCGCGAATTATCCTGCAATCAAGTCGCCATGATCGCATCAACATCGGAGGAAGAAATATGACAGGTTTAGAGCCAGCAGCTTATCTTGCTATCGCTTCCGTAGTCGCCACCGCCGCATCGACCGGAGTGGCCATGTATTCCGCCAGCGAGCAAAGCAAATCGCAAGCCGCCATCGCAGCATACAACCGCCAGATCAATGAGCAGAACGCCGAGATTGCAAGAAATGCGGCCATAGCTCAAGCCCAAGCCGCCCAATACAACGCACAAGTCGAAAAAAACATGGCGGACTGGCGACAGCAAGCCGCCGATGCCCAAACACAGCAATCCCAAGAACAAGCCAACCGCATCCGTCAAGAACGCGACCGCATTTTGGGTCTTCAGCGCAGCCAATATGCTGCTGGGGGCGTAACTCCCGAAGGCTCTCCACTTGCAGTTTTGGCTGATACCTTCACCCAGGGCGAACTGGCGGCGGTCGATGAAAGGCAAAAGGCGTATGAATTTTCTCGGCAACAAACCTACCAAGCGGACTTGGAAAGAACCGCTGCCGATTACCAAATGGCAACGGCGTTGTGGGAAGAAAAAACGGGCGGAGCAGGTTACCGGATCAACATGCGCCAAGCCGCCATCGAGCAAATGTCCGGCAACGCCACCGCCCGCGCCACCGCCATGGGAGGCTACACCGCGCTGGCCAGCGGGGTCGGCTCCGCTGCCAACACCGGGTTGAGTTACTACGGAAGCTCCGCGTCGAAGAATCCTACAGGGGCTGTTACTGGTTATGGGGGCCAGCAGTATGTCCCAAAAACATCCGCAACCGGGGGCCAATACTACGCTCCATCAAGTGGAAGTTTTAAACCCATTTCTTAACAATGCCCGCCATCCGACTCATTGACATCCCAAACGCAGGAAATGCCATAACGCCGCCCCAAGGCCAAGGCATCGCGGCTTCGTCCATAGGACGAGGGTCCAACTCGATGCTCACCCAAACGCTGGAACTCGACGCCTTCTCGCAGGAAGCCCGCGCCATGGGCAAATTCGCCGACTCCATCGGCGGGCTGGGCGATGTCGCCATGAAGTGGGGCCAGAAATTCGCCGAGGCCAAGGACTACGCGGACATCAACCGCGCCGAGACGCTCCTCGCGGTCGCTACGCAAAAGCAGAAAGCCGACCAAGCGACTCTCCCTTTGGAAAAGTGGGGCGAGTCTTTCGCCAGACACCAAGAGGAAACCAAGCGGGCGCTGGCCGAAATCAAGTTCAGCAACAACGCTGCGGCAAAATTCCAACCGTATTTAGATAACTGGACGCTCAAGTCCGAGGTCGCGCTGAATGCAGAATCCCGCATCAAGCAACTGGAACTTTCCAAAACCGATATCAAGGCCAACGCCCTCCGCCTCGCTGCCGAAAGCAATTTTGAAGCCTCTCTTTCTGCCTTCAAAGGTGGCGTGGACAAAGGCGTTTTCACCCAAGAGGAATTCGACAAATTCGCCGCCGACATCCGCGACAACGAAATCCGCGCTGCCGAGTCGATGCAGACCGACCGGATCACCGCCGACTTGATGACCGACTGGACGGTCGCGAAGCAGAACCTCAACGAATATGTCAAGACCGCCGGGGACGCGAAAGACGATGCCCGCATTGATGGCGAATACGGGCAGATGCCGATGAGCAAAGTCCGCCGGTTGATGGCGCAAGTCGATCAGCAGGGCCGGATCACCGAGACAAACAACTACAACACCCTCGCCCAAGCCATCGATTCCAACACCCCGATCCGCGATGCCAACGGCAACGAGTTTCTCATCACCGACAAGGACAAGCTCAACAAGGCGCTGGAGACTTTCAAAGTCACCGGCACCGAGTCCAAAGCTAGGCTTGAGCGCCTCATCAGCGACAATGTTCCTTACAATTCAAAGGACATTGCCGAAGTAAACGCCCGCCTTGCGACCTACGACCCAGCCACCGACAAAGACCTCGGTGATTACGCAACCCTGCAAAACGAAATCGCCGCCAAGGTTCCCAAACAACTCCGCCCGCTTCTCAACGACCGGCTTGCCCAATCGGTTAAAAAATTCAACGCCGATGGGACGCTAAAATCTGCCACCGAAAAATGGCAGGGAGACATGATCCGCCATGTCCTTGACCTCGGGAAAGCTGGCATCCTCGGCGACCAAGGTTTGGACAAAGACGGCAAGAACATTGTCGATGTCGAGAAGAACAATAAATACTGGCAGGATGTGTATGGCTACCAGCAATCGTTGGAGGATTGGTTCCGAAATCCTGCCAACAAGGACAAGACTCCTGCGGATGCCCATGCCTACAGGGATAGCCTAATCAAGCCGAAATTAGACGAGGCTGCGCGAGCAAAGTATTTCCCAAAAAATGCCAAGCCCACAATTCCGGCAACTGATGTTGGGTTGTTCTCGATACCATCAGAAAAACAACCTACCCCATCATCCAGCCAATACATTCAACAAGGCAAAGAAACTAAAAAACCTTCCAATGAAGCAAAGCCAATTGGCAAGGTGACCCATTACAACTTCCCCGGCGATCCGTATTCGGATTCCAACTCACGCAACCGCATCGGTGCGTGGAACAATCGCCTCGACGAAAACTCCCTCGCCATCTCGCCCGACATCGAGCGCAAATTCAAAGCCGCCGGAATCGGCAAGGGCGATGCCGTGGAACTGACCCTTGCCGATGGGTCCACCGTGATCCGCACTTGGGATGACCGCACGATGCAAGACGCGCAAGCGATCAAGAAATTCGGCAAACCACTTACGGGTCGCTTCGATTTTCACTCTCCCGGCGGCAAACAAAAGAACGATGGCATGGCCGTTGTTTCCTTCCGAAAAGCCTCCAACGCATAATTTTCCATGATCGAAATAAACGACGAAGAAACAGCTATCCGTTATTTCAATGAATCCAAAAATGCTACGGATGAAAATCGAGACGAAATAGGTGACGCCTTAATTGCTTGGGGAGAAAAGAAGAAAGCAAAAGAATACGAAGAGGCGGATGCTCACTATGCAAAACTTTTTACCGACGATTCCTATTTCCAAGAACTGACCGCAGAAAACGAAGCGGTAGCACAAGCCCTCGACCCCGGAGCAATGGCAAAAAGAGGAGCGATTTCCGCTTACCTTGAACACCAACTCGGTCGCGAAATTCCATCCGCCAACTACGAACCCGAGCGTGATGCGTTCGCGATGGCGAACTACGGCAAAAAGAACCTCGATGACGGGCAGCTTTTCGAGGCGATCCGTGGCACCTATGATTTCCAGCGCCAACGCACCGAGGCGATCAACGACCTCCATGTTCAGTCGGTAGGGAAAGCCCTTGCCGATACCAATCTCGGGGTGAACCGGCCTTTTGTGGAGGGCATGACGGGGGTCTTCAACGAGTGGCAACAGAAGTATCCCGAACTGGTCGATGGCAAAGAGGATGCAGCCTACCTCGCGCAAGCCTACAAACTCTACTACGACACGATCAACGACCTCGATGCCGTGCGTCCGATTGCCGGGAAGACGCTCTCGACGCTTGATGCTTTCACCAAAGGCAACGCCTCTGGGGAAGACCTCCAATCCCTTGCCCAAACCCTCGCACAAGCCACCCCGGAAGATCGCGACAGGGTCTACAAATATGTGACCCTCGGAGCGCAGGCCGGTCAGATCGACCGCGCCG